TGCCTTCGTATTTTAATGCTGGCGATAAAACTATTGCAGGTATGAAAGCCCTTCGTGCAGTAGTGGAATTGCATAAGCCTGTTCAGAGTTATATGTTTGAAGAAGAAGCCTGTTCACACTGTAGTTCAGAAGAAGATAGGTTAGAGATTCTTTATCCCTGCCCAACCATTCAAGCGATAGAGAAGGAGTTGGGATGAGCGAGCCGATAGTATTCGTGGCTATCCTAGCCAAGCAAAAGGCAACGATGTTACCAGCATGGTTAGACTCACTATCCAAGTGGGATTACCCAAAGGATAAGATGATTATTTATGTGCGTAGCAATAACAACACCGATAACACCGAGCANATACTACGCGATTGGGTAGAAGTCAACCGCAAGTGGTATCGCCTAGTTATTGAAGACTACACAGACGTTGATGTACCTGTACAGAACTATGATGTACACGAGTGGAATCCAACCCGCTTTAAGGTACTTGCAGAGATACGCAACAAGTCTATTGAACTAGCGTGGCACGCTAACGCAGACTTCTATTGGGTTGTAGATGTAGATAACTTCCTTGTGCCTCAAACGCTACGAGAGATGGTAAAGATAGGCAAGAACGTGCCTGTTGTTGCGCCTATGCTACGTAGCGCAGACCCAGAGCAGGACTTGTACTCAAACTTTCACAACATAACCAATGAGCGTGGCTACTTCTTAGATAATAAACGCTACTACCACATACTAGATGGCTACACAATAGTAGGCACAATGCAGGTAGATGTAGTCCACTGCACTTATCTAATCCGCAAAGATGTCTTTGAGTACATAGACTATACAGATGGCACAGATGACTACGAGTACGTCATATTCTCACGCAACCTACGCAAACTAAAGATACCTCAATACCTAGATAATCAAGAGCCTTACGGCTATTTATCTACGAGGGAAAACTTGGATGCGATACTAGAAAAGATGGCTACAATATGAAAGCCAAGCCTAGTGAGATAAAGAAAATGGCTGCACTCTTAGAACAAGAGGCAGAGTCTAGCGAGGATATGGCTAAGAAAGTGTGGGAGTTGGTTGAGGAATTGACTGCTCAACGCGAGTCTTTTATGGCAGTAGTAGTACACCCAAGTGTTGAAGTGGCTATTGCTATCGGGCCATACAACACGCGTAACTCTTTAATCAAAGACTACAAGAAGCACATAGGTAGAATTGACGAGAAATCATATGGTATGATAGCCTATGTCAAAGACCCAAGTGTGGTGCAGTCCTCCTAATCCTGCGCCCTAGTTGCTCGCACTACCCTTCCAGTGCTTGTAGCGACACAACAAAACCCGCGGACTGTTCACCCGCGGGTTTATTGTTTTGTGTCTTCCCCTTACACAAACCTATCGCTTGGGATTATCAGTGCTATAAAAGCCACTAGCATTAAACTTAACTGGAACCGCGCCCCATACACGATTCATTAAAGTGTCGCAGCAAAATGGGTTATCACCCTCAGCGTGGATAGAACGCTCTAACTCTTGGGTGCTACCACACTTACCACATTTATATTCATACGTTGGCATTACCATACCTCTTCATTTAACGGACATTCATCTACACAATTCCATACTAAAATGCTATACGCCTTGTCGGGTAGTTTTTTAATCTCCGTATAGCAATCAGGATGGTGTATTGGTTGCACTACTCAGTCTCTACTGCCTCTTGGAACGGCGACTGTCCACCTAGATGGTGATTAAGACGGCGCAGTGCGCCATCCACCTTACGGTGTGCAGTGCTATCGGATACGCCAAGCACCTCAGCAATATCGCCATAGTTTAATTGCTCATAGAACTTCATTTGCAATACAAGTTTATCTTGCGGGTCTAATTTCTCCAACCCACGGCGTATATCAAACAACTGGATGATGTAGTTACCACCCTCAGCAGGATTACCACCACCACCTACGCGTGGTTTGGTAGCGTCAAAGGTGTTGATAACATCAGACCAAACAAAAGGTAGCAATTCACTAAGGCTAATGGGTGAGTAGTACTGCTCATCTCTAATCTCATAGCCTAACTTTTGCGCCTTAAGGCGACGGCAATACTTATCAGCATTACGAGTTAAAGTCTTTGCTAACTTCTTAACGCCCATCTTATATTCATCTGAATCGTATGGGTGGCCAAGCCACTCTTCAATCTTATCAGGACGCTTTAATACCCAAACTGTTAATTCTTGTACTACATCTGCCACATCAAAGTAAGTATGGTATTTACGGTGTACCTTACGAGCCACTGTCGTGGCTATCTCTCTTGATTCGTCAAACCAACTGCTCATATTTGCCTCATTAGATACGAAACCATACGTGTAAGTAGATTCTTACTCTCAAAGTACCCAAGTCTGGTATTGCAATTCATACACAATAGCCCACGCACCTTCTTGGTTTCGTGGTTGTGGTCTACTGCTAACATATGCAACTTATTATCTTTGGTTAGATTCTCTGGGCGCTCGCAGATAGCACAAACACCATTCTGCTTAGCAAACAACTCATCATATTCTTCAATAGTAATCTTATACCTTTGACGGTAATTACTACGACGCTTGGCTTCATACTTTGCAGTCATGAAGCGCTCTTATCTCCACTCAAAATACGTATAGCCCAGTCAAGTCCGTGATTAAAACCATCCATCCACTCAAAGTCTTTATCTTGTGGCTCTAAGATAGTCTTAGCAGACTCAATCTTTTCTATGTATTTATCCATCATTCTTGTGGCCAAAGTCCTCGTTGTACCATCAGACCAATGACGCCATAGTTTGCTAAGTCTTTGAACGAATCCTCAATAGGCTCGTGTTGTGGCTTAATCTGTTGTAACTTCAATAGATTCTTTAGTCGTTCAAACTTATCGCCAAGGCGTACCATCAAGCCGTTTATAGGGCCACCGTGTGCGTTGTTGATATTACCTGGGCCGTAATCAAGTTGCTTGGTAATCATAAGGTTACCTAACTCATCCATAATCTTCCACACATCTGCTACGAATTTCTGATGGGAGGCAGGGTAACTGTTATCTCGTTGGTTGATTGGTTGACTTTCGTTACTATTAAACCCAACTGGGTCAACAACTCTAACATTGTTAATAAATCCTCGCTCACTCATTGTTCCTCCTCTGGACCGTAAGTCCCTGTGTAGTAGTATGACTTATCTTCATAATTAATAACATATCTGTGGATAACTATACCATCATCAGTGCGCTCTTGCAATTCAATCTCATCTAAAGCCCACAACATATCAGGTACAAGCGCACCATCCTTTGGTCCATACATAAACGTTGGACGACTAGGCACGCTGCACGGCCATCAAATCATCAACAGTAATTAGAAAACCTTTACTTGGATTAGGTTCAATCTTGTTACTAATTGGTCTGCCGTACTTATCAATCGCTTTCTTCAAATCATCAATTTTAACAATGATAACTAAGTCCTCAAGGATAAAAGCCCAACGCTCTGCTTTAGTCTTCATCAAGCCAGACTCAACCCAGTTGTATGTAGAACGTGAGTAGAATGCAGTCTCAACATAGATGTTACCAGTCTGCACCCAGCGCCTATCGCGCTTGACTTCAACTGTTAATCCGCCAGTAAGGATATCGTTGACCAGACGCTCACCCTCTTGGCCGTATGAGAAGTCTAAATCAAAGTCTGAAAACTCTGTCATTTATTTTCCTGTACAACGTTAATAGTTATCTTGCCACCAGTTGCAGTGTCGTACTTACTGGCAATCTGAATAGCCTTGGTGATTATCTTCTTGGCTTTGGTAACGTCATCAATTAGTACACCATTGGTCAGTGCAGACATAGCCCCAAGAGCAAAACGCTCCCCGCTACCAGCCACATAAAGATTGTCGGTAGTGCGCTCCCAGCCGTAATCTTCTTCAATACGATACACCTTACCCTTAACAATAATAATCCAGATGTTGTCGTTAACTACTGTATCTTCAGCCTTGTTAATCTCATAGCCTGCCTCGTTAAAGGTACGGCGCATAGCAGGAATTAGCATACGAGTAACGTACTTATCTATATCCTTGGTGTTGACTGCGGGTGGCGTGAAGTCGTGCTCTAACAGGTTAATACCACGCACTCCACCAGCAGCAGCAAAGACTATATCGTTATTCTTAAATACTTTACCTGATGGTATGTTGATAGCAAAGCCATCCTCGCCAGAGGATTGTGAGTCAGCACCAATGACTACCCAGTCTGGGCCTTCTATTGCTGCAATAGTTGTCACGCTATTAGCCTCTCTTCAAACCACGAATTGCCACTGTGTAAGTATACATCATTTACATCTTGGTTGTCAGGCAAATGGATAATCTCTGCTTTATCTAAATCTTCCTTAATTCGCTTGGCTAATTCTTGACCAGGATTTTTACCATCTTCCTTAACGTCATTGTCTGCGAAAATGAGGATACGATTGTATGATTCAAAAAGTTTAGGGAACCACGGCTTCCACTGAGAAACGCCAGCAACTCCAACTGCAGGTATTCCGACAACACCCGACAGTACAACTGTGTCAATTTCACCTTCGCAAATGGCAATCGTATTGCTGCGCTTATGCAAGTCAGGTACGTTAAATAGACCAATCTTCTGGCCAGTAGGCCAAAGATACTTTGGGGTTGTGTCATCAATAGCGCGGAACTTGATACCAACAACACCAGCAGGGGTAATATAAGGAATAGACAAACGGCCAACGGAATGTTCGTGGCCAGCACTAGGCTCCACGACGCTTCCAAGACGGAACAAACTTGCCGCCTCTTTGGTTATGCCTCGTCCCAGTAGGTAAGAGACTGCCTGTGGCGTTAGAGACTTGTGATATCGCTCGCTGGCGTCCGTTAGTAATGCTCGCTGCTTTTCGTTTAGCATCCTTAAAATCCAATCCTTCTTTTGCTTGAACTAATGTATATACATCTCCAAGTACTTGACATACTAAGCAGTTGTACGCTTGATTATCTAAGTTATATGCTGCACTTGCTTGTGCGTCGTCGTGTATTACACACTTGCAAGGTACCCAACCGTGCCTGTCCAATACCTTCACACCGTAGTGCTCAAGTACTATTGCAATGTCGGGTTTAGATATCACTCTGTACTCTCAGCCATTGCTGTAAATCTTGTACTACCCACGCCTGTTCTAGTCCTGCCATACGGCGTTTGATTATTACATAGGCTGGAGGCACGGCGTCTAAACCTCTAGCCTTTGCATAATTGGCTGCTTCAACAGTAGCCTCTCGCCAGAATTGAGGTAGGTCCATTTTCACCGTAGCCTTTAACTCAAAGACATATGGTTGTCCCGCAACCATACAAACGATATCTCCCTCATCATCTTTACCAGCAAGCCTTAATCTTTCTGCATTTACACCCTTACTCCGTAACCATTTGAGGATGCCTGTTTCAAAGGCAGAGCCTTTACGCTTACCATATGTACTCATCGCAACCCTCTCATAGTATCGGATATATGTTGTGCTGCTCGGTCTGAATACATACTCATTCTACTAGCATCTGCCCACAAAGTAACGTAACTATCGCCACTTGCCGAGTGCTTTGCAAAGCGGTTCTTTACTGCAGCAACGCGGAACTCTCCTGAGTATGGCACTAAAGCCACGGTAAGAATCATTTCAGGCAACTGGGAAATCTTGCCTTGAATAGCCTTACGGCTTGGTGGCAAGTCAGGCTTGCCCTCATTCTCACTGGTATGGTGTAGCAACATAACTGCTGCATCAGTCTCACGTGCTATATGGTGCATAGCCTTAGCGATTTCTCGTAGGCCAGACCATTCATCATTGTGCATAGATACTACGTTCATTGCATTATCTACAATAATCATATGAGGATACTCACCATATGCTTCACCGTATGCACGGATGGCTAGGTCAACCTCATCAAGAGTAGGAGATGGTGCAAAGTCAAACTGCAAATGACTAATGCTGGATAACTCTTCTGCGTAAAAATCTTGTCCTTCGCCTGTGGCGAACGCCTCTTCAACTGAGGCCACTTGGTGTCCAGTAATCATCGCTGCTGCACGGATAGATGTTGTATAAGCATCGGTATCCGCTGATATGTACAGCGTTGGCACCTTCATCTGTACTGCCATCCAGAGAGCGATTAAAGACTTGCCAGCATTTGGTTGCCCAGCAATCATTGTTAATTGTCCTCTGCGAAACCTAATCCCCTCTTGTTGTAAAGGGGGGAATAGGTCTGGCAGTAATTGATAATCATTAGTGCTTTTCGCTGCCGCTTGTGATAGTGACAGCATCGTTTACCTTAGCGGATAAACTTAGGAGAGCATTGGTCTGGTGTACCTTGTGGTGAAGGACAGAACCAACCCTTCCAAGACTTCTCTGCTCCTGGCTTTGATTCACGATAGGTTAACTTACCGTGCTTGCAATGTCCTTCTGCAACTGGTGCGCTTGATGCAACTGGTGTTGCGCCTANTGCTTGTGTTGCATAAGCGATATTACTACCGCCACCTAGTGATTGTGCTGTTGNAGTGATTAGTGAAGCGATATCTTGAACAGCAGTCAATTGACTTTCAAGTTCTGCACCTGTCGCAGCATAGATGTTGATTAGTGTGCCGTCAGCCAACTTGAAGTTGACTTGTAGTTTTGTACCTTCTGTTGCCATTTTATTTTCCTATCTCTTGTTTGGTTGCTTCTTCTATTTTTAATAAAACTCTTGCTTCTTTAATGGTGATGATTCTGAGATTAAGCATTTTCTCAATATCGTCAATGTACTGAAACTGTGGTTTTATGCGTCTCATTACTTTACCTCCGCTAACGGGTCGTATATCTGAGCCAGTTGTCCGCCATAAGCATAGCAGTAATCTTTTACACCGCAAGTGCCACAATTCATACCTAAATTTGGCAAAAAAATTTCTGCCTTAAGTCCGCGTTCAAACTGTGCAAACATCTCTGTAAGTACTGGGATAGTCCAGCGGTGCATACCAACTGCTTGAATAAATTCAGCCTTACGTGCTGAATAATAAAAGCCCATTGTTGGACGGATACCAAACTGCATCTCCATAAGCGAGGCATAGATACCCAACTGCAATGATGAGTCTGGCATATAGTTACCAGTCTTAAAGTCTACAACTGCAACCTCGTTACCAACTGTAACTACTGCATCTGCATAGGCTTTGATTGGTACATCACCAAATGAATTGTTAAATCCTATTTCAATTCCAGGTACGCCTTCTGGCGATACCCAGATATCAAAGCCTGACTCAGACCAAGCGTTGATAAAGTCATAGAACATCTGCTTACCATTAACATCCCACCAAACTTTATCTTCTTTGTTTGGGTTTGCTTTAGTAGCACGGCCACCTGTGCGCCAGTCAGTTGGATTAGAACCTGACTTGGCTTCAACATTGGCTATCTCTTCAATAAAAGATTCTTGCCATATGTCATCCCAAGTTTTCATCTTCAACCTTTCCAAACACTATCTCCTTGGCTTTCTTCAAGCCCACGATTGTAGCAGAATTGGTTTCTGTTTTAATTGCTTCTTCAATCTGTGCTGCAAGATTGCGGCGCATAATAACTTCAGCCTCTACAAATGACTTCATAAAAGCATCACGACTAATTACCTTGGCTCGCTTTGCTCCCATTACATCTCCATCCCTATGTAGTACTTAAAGAAGTTAATATCAATACAGTATTTATCAATAGATATACCAAGGCCAAACCCTCTTAGTCTGCCGTAGTAAATCCATTTCTTGCCTACTTTAATCTCTCTCATAGTTCCTCCAGTTTTGGCATTGGTGCAACGGCTAGGCTATCGCATAAAGCGCAGCGCATATCAAGGAAGTAAATACCTATCTCACCATCACGGTCAAACTTGCACTTGACTGCCCAAATGTCAGAACCACAAGGGCATACACGAATTGGACCAAGGCTACGATAGTCACCTTCTAAGCCAGGTGTTGGCCTTAAGTTGGCTATATCTTCCATTAAAATGGTGGCTTATCTTCAGCAGGTACTTTAGACATTTCAAACTTCTGCAGTAAAAACTTTTCTGCAGCGGAGTGAAATGCTTGGCCACCGACGAACCACCAAGCAGGTTCGGAAGGGGCTTGTAGTTGGCGTTCTAATTGCCAGGACTTACCGCAGCGAATCCAGGACGTTAAGGAACTGAATGAGCGGTGTGCTATTTGTATTTCTTTATTCATAAGAGAAGGTTAGCACATACCCCAAAGTGCTTCAACTCAAGCGACACACCGATAAATTATTTTATTTTTACTACGGCGTGTCGTTGTTTCAATTGGTAAAAAAATTGCAATTGAGGCTACAATACGAGCGTAAGCGGTGAAGCGAGTAACTTGTGTAAGAGCGCCTTTAAGGGCGCTCACGAAAGCCGTTGGCGCGGCTAATGTGATAGCGCCTAATAGTAAAACAAAAACAAAAAAAGCCGCCCCGAAGGGCGGCTAATCTTGCTATTAAGTTTTAGTTGTTCTTTACAGCCTCATCAGCAGCAGCAAGCGATTTGCTTGGTACTGGGAATGTATCGGCTGGATTAAAGTAACGGTAAAGAACTGGTGCTAATGCAGCAAGTGCTGCTCCACCAAGTGCTTTAATTGAAGTTGTGTGGTGAACGATGTACTCAGTAAGTACACCACCAGCAGCAACGTGGAACCAGAAGCCTAGAATAGTCCACACCTTTGGTGGAATATTAACTAGATACTTATTGCTTGCCATAGTTTATCTCCTTAGGACGTCCACTTTGGACGGCCCAATCCTACCACAAATACAGGTAGGTGACGCTTATTTGATGATTGGTAAGCGCGTGTTTTTAGGCAAACTTCTCCGCCATTTGCTTGGCTACCAGTAGGTTTAGCATCTGGGCTGGTATTGCCCTCAATGGTAGATATCGTGCCGTCGCCATTGTCTTTAACGACAATACCCACGTGCTCTATACCACGTCCATCAAATGAAAAGAAGACAACATCTCCAGGTGCTGGCTTGGCTGTTTCGTGGTTTTGCCAGGCTCCCTTGCCCTTAAATGCCTCAGCCCCAGCGGGGGTGTATACGCAGTTTGGCATACCCTTAAAACCTATTTGTGCTGCACACCACATAACAAATGAACCACACCAAGGTTGTCCGTCGTGGCCTGTAAACTTGCCATAGATAGTTTTATTATCTGGGACTTCAATTACCCCCAGTTGGCTCTGTGCTTTGGCTACAAAGTCTGTTGCTTGTGTCATTGTTCCGCCTTTGCTTTCATTACTTCTACATCAATTTTGATAATCTGTTGGTTTTCAATAAGAGCATCAACCTTGTTAATCAGACCAGTCTTGCCATCGTTGTATAGGGCATACTCAATCTTTGCTAGCTTGTCTTTAAGTTCATCGGTATGCTTTTGAATTGTGTGCTTAGCAATAATGCTAAGGCC